ACACAACACCGGCCCGGATGTTTAAGCTGAGGCACATGTCAAATTTACTTTGCTTCATCCTGAAAGTGGGGAAAAATTCGGGCGTGATGTATTCCCATCACATAAAGGCTTTAAAAATCCGGCAACGACCCGGGGTAATGTTATGCAATCGGCTATCTCGAAGGCGTGGACTATTTGCGCCCGAACCTTTGGCATAGGTGCGGATATAAAAGGCCGTGAGGAAAAAGCCTACAACCGAGCTGAAAAAAGCCAGCAATACAGGCCGCCAGTTTCCAAGGCAGTACCCGGACAGGCAAACTATTAACCCTCTCACCCTATGAAACAAACGCAATTATTTAACCGGCAATGCTATAAGTGCGGGGAAATAAAACCGCTGGAAAAATTCACAGGTGATAAACGGAGTCGCACCGGATACCGGAACTTTTGCCGCACTTGTAATAGTAAAAGATTTCGTCAAGACTACGCCGTAAATCCTAAAAAGTTTAGGGGAAGATCGCAGATGCGGGCAATCAAGCACCCAAATCACTACAAGGCAAAGGCGGCCGTTGCACAGGCTCTAAAGTCCGGGATTCTAGTAAAAGAGCCGTGTGTAAAGTGCGGGTGCTTAAAAGTTGATGCTCACCATGAAAACTATGAGCCGAGCCAATGGCTAGTAGTGGTTTGGCTTTGCCGCCTTCATCACGTTGAACGCCATGCCGAAATAAAAAGCGGAACCACGACGGAACCGCCAAAATAATTTATAATCTCATGCTATTATGAACAATATTTTTTACCCAAAAACAGAAATCCAGCTTTGGAATACGGTTGAGGATTTCAATAAACAGCACATTGTTTACCCAAGAATTAAACCGACAATACAGCTTAAAAGCGTAGGCAATGGCCATTATCATATTGAAAGGCCATCCGGTGAATATGTGACAACCTCAAAACTCAAAGTCGGTAAAGCTTATTTGTATTGTGGTCTTTATAAATGGCGTGAAATTGTCGAAATTGTAGATGATGGAGTTTACTACACAGACGATTTAGGACATGCCGGGTATTGCTCGAAAACTCACTTTGCCCAAAGATGCCCACATGAAGCTACTGACGCTGAGCTTTATTTTTTAGATGAGTACCAAAATTATAATTTAATAAACCAAAAACATGACTGACGCTACACAAGGGCAAACAGCACAAAAATTTGACTTCAAACTTAAAAAAATAGTTTGGGAAAAAATGCACTGGCAAATCATCGTTGATATTGAGTCGCTAAATTCTGAAATGGCGATGCAATATAGGCTTTCGTTTGTGCCGAACGTGAGCGGCTACGCTTACAGGATAAAAGATTTGGAAAAAGAAATCATGGACATTGAAACCAACGTGCAAGATTCTTTGCTACCAGATGAAAAGGAAGGTGAAATTTTAGAGCGCAAAAATAAGATCGCCAGCGTGAGGATTGAAATGCAAAACTTTCTCAATTCAAACCCGCCGATCATGACGCTTGCATCACTTCGCGAACTGAAAAGACGAGGCGAAACCGACAGGGTATCGTTTGAAATCAACAGCGGAATAATCCCCGCTCTAAACGAAAAAAGCTTTATGCTCGACCATTCTTATCACCTTATACTTGAAGACCCGAGCATCAAAACAACAGAATGAAAACCCGTCAAGACAAGTGCGCCGAAATAGCATTGCAATGGCACACTCATGGATGTATAAATTAGTCACCACTTTACTACATAACAAAAAAAACGTATGAGTGAGATGCAAGAAAAATTAGTTGCGATTCAGCAAGATCGCACCGGTATTGAGCAACAAGTCAGCTCGCTTGTTGTTGCCACCGAAGAGGATGAGCAAAAAGCCGTGGAGTTGTTGGGGCTTGTTAAGCAGAGGGCTAAAAGGGTTGAAGAATTGAGGAAATTTTTTGTTTCCCCACTAAACGACCAAGTGAAAGGCATCAACAATCTTTTCAAAAAAGAAAGTGAGCCGCTCGACCTACTCGAACACACGATCAAATCGAAGCTCACCGCCTTTGTTTTGGAACGTGAGCGCAAAGTGAGAGAGGAAGCCGCACGCATTGAACAAGAACGCCGAGAGGCTGAGGCGGCAAGATTAAAGGCCGAAGCGGAGGCCGCAAAGAAGGCTAAAAAAGCCGGTGAACCAACCCCCGCCCCTATCGCACAGCCCGAGGCTTTGGAAGTGCCAGAGGTACAGGCCGCACCAACAGCCGTTCGCTCTGCATCCGGGCAAGCTATTTATAAGGACGTTACAAAGGTGCGAGTGGTAGACATGGCCGCTTTGCAAGCCGCACACCCCGAATTATTCGACCTTTCGATGCCACGCTTGAATAAATTGGTATCTGATGGGTATGTCAATATCCCGGGTGTCGAGGTTTACAAGGACAAGGAAATTGCTCACCGCCGATAATATGATTATAAAATATCCAAGCATTGCGCATGAAATAGAAATGGCTCAACTTAGGCAATGCCAAAGAGGAAGCCGCCGCAATCTAATATCAAAAAGTTGTATAAATTGCGGGCTATTATTTGAAACATTTAAGGTGTACCAAAAGGAAACTTGCCGCCTTTGTAGATACGAAAAGGCGGTTGAGCATGGCGATGGTGAAAAGTTTATGGAGGCTATGCACAAAATAGAAAGTGTTGAGCATCTGTATAGTCAAGCACTTGCAAAAGGAGTCACAATTCTAAATAAGAAAATCAGAACTGCAAAGGCTTATAAATGCACAATCCACAACCTCAACATTTCCAAACGCCTAAATGAATTTATGGACTTTATAGAAACGGACAATCTAACCCCTCAAAATCATGAACGCTGACCATATTGATACAATCAAGTCCGCTGGCTTGCTGGCTATAGAAAAAGCGATGATTGCCGGATTAAATTTAGCCGTTGAAATCATCGAAGAAAATCCAGAAATGCCTATCAAAGAAATCCTCCACTCGCTTAAAAAAGTTATTGCTAGAGAAAAATTAAAAATTATTTAACCCACCCAATCATGTCTAAAGACAAAGAAGAATCACAACAGCGTATTTATACCCTGCAACAAGAAATTACCGCACTCAGGCAAGAAATCAGCGAACAGCCCCGAGTCGATGAGTTGCACAGAAAGAATTTTACAAAGCTACTTGGAAAACCCGAGGACAATATTCTTTCATGGGCTGAGGTTTATTTTGAGCTTGGCTACTTGAAAGGTAAGGCGTGGACAAAATGGCAACAGGAAATGGCAGATCAGCCATGCAATGATGATATGCCCGGATTTGAAGGCACTAGAGAGGCTCTAAACAATTTACCAAATTTTCGTGTCAAATAACTTATAAACATTTTATCAACATTCTATGAACAAATTTAAACCATCACATGTTAAAAAAGCCATTCGTGGCGCAAATAAAGATCAGAAAGCAACAGTTGCCAAAGCAAAAAAGCAATTTCAAAATAAGGTAGAAACTATGCGTTATTTTTCAGAGGCTCTATTTTCTGGATATAAAATTGAGCAAAAAACAGAGTACCACTTTCGTATTAACGACCATATTGATATTTGGCCGGCACGAGGTAAATATCACGATCTAAAGACCAATGAAAGGGGCGTGGTTGAAGGTAGTTTGCTTAAATTCCTTGATAAAAGATTCAATGCAAAAAGAAAGGTGAACGAAATCAAAAATGCTAAAACGGTGGTGAATATTCCGGCGAACCTAAACGCCAGACAGTTAAAAGAGTTTGGACGATTTAATCCACCAAGTGAAACTAAGAGACTAAATTATATACCGCATATGCCTGTAAAAAGCCTTGATTATTCACCAAAATTTAAAGAGCTTAGGCGAAAAAAAGAGCGTGCCGAAATGCTTATTTATGGCCTCACTTTAGTTATTTTATTTCTAGTGGCCGCTCGTTTTGGGCTGTTGGATTAAGCTTTATTACATGGAAAATTTAAAAACTGAATTGCCAAAATTTCCCGATGGAATTTATAAAATGCCCATAGGCGGGCATGGCTGTAAATTTTGCTACATTTACCGGATGAATAATCAGCAAGCTCTAACACACGATTGCGAGAAATCACGAGCCAGAATTAGCAAGATGGCTACCGACCCCGGTGAAAGAAACGGTGGATTTTATCGGCAATGCAAAGCCAAACATTTATAAACTCATCAAGGGGAATAGTGCGCCGTTATGTCAACAGAATACGGCTTGGCAACGGCGCACTATTGGGCTACCATCCCGCTAACTACTTTACCAAAAACATGACTGAAATCAGCAAAGAAGAAATAATCGATGCGATCGAAAATGTCTATAATGACGACCTTGAATTTATCGAGCGCTTGAATAATATGACTTGGATAAAAAAAGTTTCCTTGCAACAGGAAAGGCGAGGATATTTAGACAAGAAAAAACCACTTAACAAACCAAAAAATGACCGAAATGAGCGGATGGGTTAAACTCCATCGTAAGGCTTTTAATAATCCGGTAATAACCAAGGATGCTCATTATTTTTATTTGTGGTGCTATTTATTGACCCATGCCGCACACGCTCAGCACAAATCAATGTTTAACGGCACTATTATCACCCTTGAGCCGGGGCAACTAATAACCGGCCGTGATAAAATGGCTAGAATACTGCGTGTTCACAGAAGTAAAATAGAAAGGATCATAAAGTGGTTCATTTCCGAGCATCAAATCGAGCAACAAACAGGTAGCAAATCTAGGCTTATAACCATTAAAAACTGGCACATGTACCAACAAAGTGAGCACCGAAATGAGCAACAAATGAGCAACAAACGAGCAACAAATGAGCAACAAATGAGCACTATACAAGAATGTAAAGAATTAAAGAATGAAAAGAAATATTTATTTGCTGACGCAAATCTTAAAAAAAATTTAGGGAAGTTTTTAGGGCAATTTTACAAAAAGGAAGTTGTGGTCAATATCAAGGTTGGTAAGTATCTACAAGATTACCCGGAAAAAATCATAAAGCTCGCACTCACAAATTCAACATGCACCAACGAGTTTAAATTTATTGAGTGTTTGGATTTCTACACCAAGCGGGAAAAGAAACGAGCAGATGAGGCCACAGGTTGACACATTTAATCTATAAAGTTTATCATCATTTCACCAAACAACATGAACACAAGAAATAATCCTAAAGATTTTTTACGGCATCTCAAACAGATGGCACGAACTTTTATTGCCCGAGGTGGTATACACGAAGCCAAGCTCGATCAATCAAACATGAACCCAAAAAATCACTTCAATTTTTTGTTTGTAGGCTCTTTTTTCCGGTCGTTGGTAGATATGGGCGTTTTGGATGGTGCGGCGTGGCTAGAGCTTACTGGTATGGCTTTAGATGTCTACGGCACAAACGAAACCGTGCAAAAGCATATCAGGCCAAATTTACTCAAATTCACCGGGGATAATTATTACATCTTGGAAAGTTTGCGGCACACTTTAACGGAAAATGAGGCTGATTGTTTCATTAAGATATTCTTTTTGACTTGCATTGCACATCAAAACAGCATCATAACAGCCGAAATACGGCAGAAAATAGAGGGATTTATCGTTGAATTATTCAATATTAAAGTTAAAAAATAACCACATCACCACATGCACAACAAAATTTTCAACATCATCGGCGTTTTACTTTCGCTTTTGGCCGCCTTCTTTGCTTTCGTTTTCTGGGCTAACGCAAAAACCGACATTCAATTCGGCTTTGCCGCCGTCCTCACAATTCAGGCAGGGGCTTTATTTCTCAAAGGGCTTTATAATTTAACAAAATAAAACTATGTCAGACTCAGAAATTTCAGTCACAGTCACACAAGACGTTGAAAAGTGCTCCAACTTCACCAATGTAAAATTTGGAGCCGACACGCTTGTTTTGAAAGGGGATTTTTTAAGGGAATTTATCACGTTTTGCGGTCGTGCTGACAATGACCCTGAGCGTTGGAAACTTTGCGAGGACTTCCATAAATCCGTACCCGAGTATCATGTCAAAGAGTCTACCAATTAGCCTTTTTCTGTACGCTCAAATCTTTTTGTTTGTCTACAAATTCGCCGCAACTCCGGCCGGATTTCCTCAAATTTCATGGCTTCAAGCACTCGCTCCATCATTTTTATTTCTTGCCTTAATTGGCTTAGCCTTCGCAATAGTTTACATTGCAAGCAGAACAAAATTAAATTATTACGTTGATGAATACAGACGAAACGCCAAAAGATACAGAACAACCGGAGCCAAAAAAATCCGGCAGACCCTCGAAGATTAGCAAGTTTGTTGAGGCTACAAGAAAAGTTTTTGAGGAAAATAAAGGGCGCATTTTTATATTTACCGATGACGAACTTTTGTTTTTGGTAAACGAAGAACTAGAGCCAGACGATCAAGTCGCTGAGCGTACATTCAAAACATGGAAATCATATTTGAAAGAGGGAAAACTTGACGATTTGCCAGTTGATTTTCTTATATTTCAGCACCTTATGAAAAAGGCTTTGATAGCCGAAAAGCTGGGATTGATGGCCGCTTTCGTTGAAGAAAAACAGCAATGGACAAAATACGCTTGGATATTTGAGCGCAAGTTTAAAGACTGGAATCTCAACGCAATAAACGATTTCAGCGATAAGCTCACCGACAACAAAGTAGAGTTTATTTTATCAGAATTTAACCCGGAAAATACCGATGAAGATCAACTGGCAGATGTCACCGAAGCAACGCCAAGCCTACAATCACCTCAATGATGATATTACCGAAGAGTTGCTTTTCGGTGGTGGAGCTGGTGGCGGAAAAAGTGAGTTTGGAGTTTCTGCGATCATCATGTTTGCATTTAAATACCCCGGATGTCGTAGCTTTATGGGGCGCAAAGAATTAAAGCGCCTAAAACTCACAACTCTAAAATCTTTTTCTGATGTTTGCAGAAAGTGGGGAATCAAGCAGGGGATTCACTACAAGATCAACTGGCAAGATAGCGTGATTTCGTGGCTCAACGGCTCAGAAACTTACTTGCTCGATCTTGATTTCATGCCCTCAGACCCCGACTATGAGCGGTTTGGCTCTTACGAGTTTACTTTTGGATTTATTGATGAGGCTGGCGAAGTACGGAGTAAATGCAAAGACGTTTTGCGGTCGAGAATACGCTACAAGCTCGATCAATTCGGTCTGATTGTTAAGCTGTTAATGAGTTGCAACCCTACAAAAAACTTTCTCTATGGTGATTTTTACAAGCCATCGAAAGAAGGCACGCTGTTACCTTACCGGCAATTTGTGCCAGCACTCGCAAAAGATAATCCGTGGTGTCCAAAAGCCTACGTTGATTCACTCCTGAAAATTTCTGATAAGGCGACCCGGGAAAGGTTGGCTTTTGGTAATTGGGAGTTTGACGATGACCCGGCGAAGCTGATGGAATATGACGCTATCCTAGACATATTCACCAACAAAGCGGAGGCCAGCGATGACAAGTATTTATCTTGTGACGTTGCCCGCTTTGGAAATGATCGCACCGTGATTGCAATTTGGCAGGGGTTGAAGTGCATTAAGATTTACAGCTACTCAAAACTTTCGACCGATCAGGTCGTGGCAAAGATCAAGGGATTCGAGGAAAGCCACCAGATCAGGCGGTCGCATGTTGTCGTTGATGAGGATGGCGTGGGTGGGGGAGTGGTTGACCATTTACCCGGATGCGTTGGCTTTGTAAATAACTCTAGCCCTATCAAATCCAAAACCTCAAACTGGGAAAACTACAGCAACCTCAAAACGCAATGTTACTTTGAACTTGCAAGGCTGGTCAATGAAGGTAAAATCGAAATTGAAGAGATCAGCGCCGAAGATAGGGAATTTTTGATCGCTGAGCTTGAACAGGTGAAACAAAAAAACATCGACAAAGAGGGTAAACTTGCCATTATTAGCAAGGATGAAGTCAAAGAACACCTCGGCCGATCACCTGATATTTCTGACACGATAATGATGAGAGTTTATTTTGAACTTAAACAGCGCCCTATTTTAACACCAATTTTTATATGAAAATAAAAATCCCATTCACCGATAAAACGATTTATTTAGGGCGGCAAGAGGTAAAGGAAATTAAACAGCGCTTAGGGTACGGCGTTTATATGAATACCTTTCAGGAATACGCACAAAATGGGGGCTTTAGAATTGGTTTTGATACCCTCTACACGCTTTATAATCAGCTTGTAGATATTCGCCGAGCAATCACTCGAATTGCTAAGGCAGTGGCGAAAGAAGGGTATAAGTGGATTGACCCAAAGAATGCCTCAAAAGAAGGCAATTTGCAGGAAGCGGATAAAGTTAATCTGCTTTTAAATGACCCCGCATATTCATTTTCAAAGTTAAAATATGACTTTGTGAGAGATAGACATATTGCCGGTAATTTTTATTTACAGCTCGAAAAGAATTTAAACGGTGATGTCATTGCCTTACGAAGAATTGACCCCCGCACAATGTCCATCATTGCCGATAAATACGCTAACGTCAGGGGCTATGTGCAACGAGTACCCGGCCAAGAGCCAGTACACTTTGAGCCTGACGAAATAATCCACTGGTCGCTTGATACTTCAACACAAAATCCTTTGCTAGGTGTTTCGCCGATCGAGTCGATTGTTTTAGACGGCCAAGCTGAGATTGCGGCGCAAAGCTCAAACCTAGTCTTCTACGAAAATAATAGCGTGCCAGCTCACTTAATGATTCTTAATGAAGACCTCACAAAAGAGCAGTACAAAGAGCTAAAGGATGAGATTGATTCAAAATACAAAGGTGCAAAGAACGCATTTAAAAGCGGCATAATCCCTTTTGTAAAAGATATTAAAACAATCACGCCATCACAAAAGGATATGCAGTTTATCGAAACCAGAAAATTCACCACAAAGAAAATCGTGGTGGCTTTTGGTGTTGATGCTTTCCTACTTGGCTACACAGACGACACAAAATATAGCAATGCGGCGATTATCTATAAGGCTTTTTACAACGACACTGTAAGGCCGGAAGAGGTCGAGTTTGAAGAAATGATAAACAAACATCTTTTGCCAAAATTGGGGCTTACTGGAATTAAATTTGTGATTGAACTTTCAAACTACGAAGACGAAAAGGCCGTCGCTGAAATGAGCCGTGCGGATGTATTAGCTGGTATTCTTACAATCAACGAAGCACGAGCGGCAAGGGGATTAGAGCCAGCCGATAACGAACTTGCAAACGAGCTGATGTTTAACGGATTTATTATTGATGATCTAGGCCAAGAGGTAAAAGCGATTAAGGAAGTTGTGGAAAAAAAGAAAAAATTGTACGAAAAAAATCTAAACAATTTGCTCGATGTATGAAAAAGAATTACTGCAACACCTCTGCAAAGCAATGGCACGGCCAAACGTGCGACAGCTACGAAGAAAAGAAAGAGCGCTCCAAGCCAAAGTCACCAAAGAGTTTGAGAGCCAAAAGAAGTTTATCATTGCGAGGTCAAAGAAGTTGGTAAAAAGTTTTAGCTTTAAAGGCATTGATGGCGATGTCGATAAAATCTTTGATGATCTCGATAACAGCGGTTTAGAGTCGGTCGTGATATTTGCGGCCAGTGATGCAATGAAATTAGGCGCAAAATATCGGATTCAAAAAATGAAGCTAGGGCAATTTGGGATTTCTTTTGACATTGACCACCCTTTAGCCGTTGAATATTTAAAGACTGATCGGCCTTTAATGCTCGCAAAAATGGCCGATGCCACCAAAGAAAATTTAAAACCTTTACTCATTCAAGCCGCTAAAGATGGCCTTTCGCCTCAAGAGCTTGCTTTGCAAATTGAAAATTCATTTGCTTTTTCGCCGAGTCGGTCTTTAATGATAGCAGTCAACGAGGTCGGTACAGCCTACGAATATGGTAACTGGGCGCCGATGAAAATATTACAAGACGATGGCAATAATGTGATGAAGCAATGGGCTACCGTCAATGATGATCGGGTGACGCCAGAATGCGAAGCAAACGAGGCGATGGGTTGGATAAAGCTTGATGATAATTTCGACTCAGGCGATGACACCGCACCACGAGAGTCAAACCCACGATGCCGATGTACTACCCTCTATGAAATTAAATAAACAAAATAATATGCAAACTAAGCCACAATATTTTCAGGCACACTTTGAGCCGATCGACCGTAAAGATGCGATGTCAAAAAAGGCTCAGGATTCAACGAGCGGAACAATTATCAAGGGCTACGCTTCAACCTCTGCGGTTGATCGTTACAACGATATTGTAGACCCCGAGGCTTTCAGGCAATCAATCAAATCCAACTACCGAAAAAATCCGATCGTACTTTTTCAGCACAACCCACATCATCCAATCGGCAAGGCTACAATGATGACGATTGATTCTAAAGGGCTTTACATCGAGGCGATTATTCACGATGCGGAAATTGAGCCGAAAATACAGGCCGGAATTTTAAAGGCTTTTTCTATCGGATATATCCCTACACGTCTTGAATTTCAGGATGAAGAAGGCAACATGCTTGACCCAAACATGGAAGATGATCGCCGAAGAATTTGGCTAGACCCATCAATAAAACGTGTTATTAAAGAGCTTGATCTGGTTGAAAATTCCGTTGTTTCAGTGCCGGCAAACCCCGACGCATTGTTTACTTTGGAAAAATCTGTTAAAAATTTCTTTGACAAAGAAGCCGCAAAACTTTACGGCGTAAATTTAACCCCCGAAGATATGAAAAAATCCAAAAAGGTAAATCTGTTAGAGGTAAAAGACGGCGAGGATGAAGCGGCTGAGGTGGAAACACCGGAAGTTGAAGCACCTGAAAACGAAGAAACACCCGAGGAAAAACCACAAGAAACTACACCTGAAAATATACCTGTTGAAGCTCCTGAAAAACCTGTCGAAAGTCCAGCCGATGAAACAAGCGGCGAAGACAAAGGCGATGAAACACCCGCCGATGATAAGGAGCCAGTAGCGGAAACACCAGAAACACCCGAAGCCGAAGCGCCTGTCGAAGGTGAAAAGGCTCTGGAAATTGACCCGAAGAATCTGACGGCTGAGCAAGTGGGTTTAATGTTTAAGACTATCAGTACATTGCAATCCGAAGGCGAGGCAAAAGATGCCCGCATCGCTGAGCTTGAAGCTGAGATCGGAAAAACACCCGCAAAAAAAGCCCTCATGTATTCTGAACACAAGCAATTTTCTGAGTCTAAAGCAGTCGATGGCGAAAAAGTGGATGGTGAGCCTGAAATGGGCGACCAAAAAACCGGCTTCAAGGATGCTTTCGTAGCATCTGCGGTTTAAATCCGAAGCACTAAATATTTCTTTTACAATCAAACATTATGCAGATTGAACAATGCAAAACTATACAAGATATGATCTTGTTTTCTCAGAAATTCGGCAAGGGCGTTGACGCTAAATTTGTCGCTGAGCAGAAAGCAAATGAAAACTTCTCAGTAACTCCGGCCGCTAACTGGTACGATGCCAGCGGTATTGAGTCAGCAATCAAAGACATGACAACACAAAGAGGCCACCTTCTTTCAAGATTGTCAGCCGGTTACGAAGGCAACAACCTACCTGTAAGTTATCCAGTACCTTACAACATCACAAATCAATTCATGAAGGGTAAAACCGAGTGGACTGATAGCGCACGTCCTGCAATTTCTGCAACTGCGCCGACTGATGCAAAGGGTACAATCACACAGCAATCTTTCATTATTCAATTCAACGTGACTGATGAAATGATTAAGCATTCAACTGACAAACAGCTCTACGATAAGATCGTAGAAATGGCCGCTAAAGCCTATGTTTCAACTGTTGAAGGTTGTATCATCAATGGTGATGCTGAAACTGGTGGAACTGGAAACGTAAACTCAGACGATCAAGCGCCAGCAACTACTTTCGGTAGTGCGGCTTACCACTCACTATTGATCGACCACGGCATCCGTGAGTCAGCAATCAATGCTACAGCGAGCAAGGTTGATGTCGGCGCTTTCGATAGTGATGACATTATCTCCGTGCTTGGCAAAATGGGTGCTACTTACAAGGGTAGAATGAGCGAAATTATTGTTGCGGCTGAGCCTAGCACTTACCTAACAATGATGACTGATGACGGTCTAAAGTTGGCTATCAATACACGCAATGCGTCCGTTGATGGTGGTACTATGCGCCCTTTCGGTCTTGATTTGATCTCCCATGATCTAGTGCCTATGACTGAGGCTGACGGTAAAGTTTCAGCAACTCCAAGCAATAACACTAAAGGCCAGTTTGTAGCGGTTTACGCTCCTGCTGTTCGTTGGGGGCTTGGTAACGACATGAAGATTGAAGTTGAAAGAATACAAGGCTACGGCTTTACTGTAACAGCTACAGTACAGTTTGGTTTCGTGATTCTTGATGCCGCAAATACTTGTGCCGTTGGTTACGATGTAACACTCGTATAATCGGTTTTCAGATACCGCCCCTTATTCGTAGGGGGCGGCTCTAAGAATCAATTAACAATCCTAAACATGAAATTTAAAGATCAAAAAGTGCTTGTTCAATGGACAGGTGAAGAAACAATCAACGCACGCTTACTTTCAGGCTCTCAAAAAGTAACATTCGAGCCGGGCATGGTTCGAGCAATGGAAATTAAAAGAGCTGAGCATGTTTGCGGGAAGTATAAAAGGTTTGTCGTTGTTAATCTCGAAGACCTAGACAAAGCAACTGTTGACGAATATTTGGCTTATGAGGAATCTAAAAAGGCCGATGTTGAAGCTGTAAAAGCTGAGGAAGCAAAAGCGGCAAAGGCTGAGGCTAAAAAGAAAGCTAAAGAGGACAAGGGGAAAAAAGAGGTAGAGCCACCGGCTGATGAAAAACCAGTTGATGAAGCTCCGGCAGGTGAAGAATCTGCACCCGAGGAAAACGCCCCTGAAACTGCTGGTGAGCCTAGCGAAGATGGAGCACCAGAAACCAACGAAGAAGAAAAGACCGATGCAGGTGAAGAATCTGCAAAGGTTTAATAAATTATTTCCTTTAAACCTCAATTATTATGCGAGATATTAACTGGTCTTTGGCCTTAGACAATGACGATCGAATAGCGGTCGGTACGATTTCAGTTATCGACTACACAAAATTGGTCGGCGTAAAAGCCACCGGCACAATTGAGGTTTTGGATTATGCGGCATTGGTCGGTGTTGCGGCCGCTTCAACAATTACGATCACGGCTTTCGCTTCCCTAAATGATAAATCTTTCACTATTGGAGCTGAGGTACTTACTGAGGGCGTAGATTTCA